ACTGATGCCAGTAGTGTGGCTTTCGGCGCAGGTGGTACAGTATTATACTCAGGTGGCTCATTAGGTACACCATCGGGTGGCGTTGCAACCAACTTAACTGGCACTGCTTCAGGTCTGACTGCCGGTAACGTAACAACCAACGCAAACTTAACTGGACACATCACTTCAGTAGGTAATGCCGCAGTACTTGGATCATTTACTTCTGCTCAACTCTTGGCAGCTTTAACTGATGAAACAGGCACTGGTTCCGCAGTATTTGCCACAAGCCCAACACTAGTTACACCAACATTGGGCGTGGCCAGTGCTACTTCTGTCAACAAAGTTACAATCACTGCACCAGCAACAGGTTCAACATTGACCATTGCTGAAGGTAAAACACTGACAGCCAGCAATACGCTGACTTTCACTGGTACTGATGCCAGCTCGGTGGCATTTGGCACAGGTGGTACAGTTGCATACACAGCCAACAAGTTAAGTGTATTTGCCGCAACTACATCAGCTGAACTAGCTGGCGTAATCAGCGACGAAACTGGTAGTGGCGCATTAGTATTTGGTACAAGCCCAACCTTTACAACACAGATTACAACTCCTGTGATTGTCAAGAGCGGAACAACTGGCGTAGGCGATATTGGTCAAAGTGCCAACACATACGCTACAGTTTATGCCACAACATTCAGTGGTGTGTCAACAACTGCAAAATACGCCGACTTGGCAGAAAAGTATTCAGCAGATGCAGACTACGAGCCAGGCACAGTACTACACTTTGGCGGTGACGCCGAAGTTACATTATGTGACGCTGACATGAGCTCTAGAGTAGCAGGTGTGGTAACAACTGCCCCAGCTCACTTGATGAACAGTGCATTAGAAGGCGTAACAGCATCAATTGCTCTACAAGGTCGTGTTCCATGTCGAGTTGTTGGCCCAGTGTCCAAAGGCGACATGATGGTCAGTGCTGGCAACGGCGCAGCTCGTGCAGAAGCTAATCCAAAGATGGGCTCAGTAATTGGCAAATCACTGGAGAATTTCACTGGTGAGACTGGCATTATTGAAGTAGCAGTCGGTAGACTGTAAAATTAAAAGAACCCCACTATTTCATATAGTGGGGTTTTCTTTTGATTGAACAAATCCGTTAAATACAACATAACGGATTGTGAGAAAATGGCCTTAACTAAACCTCGTGCCCACCAACTAGCTGACATTGTAGTCAAGACTTCTTGCAGGGCCGTGACCGTCGCAAACGTCAATCTCAACGCCGCCCCCAATACAGCAGACGGCGTTTCATTACTAGTAAACAATCGAGTATTGGTCGCTGGACAAACTATACAGAGTCAAAATGGTGTATATCGCATCTCTGCCTTGGGCACAGGCGCCAACGGGGTATGGATCAGGGCCACCGATGCAGACGACTCTGTTGAAATTGTCACTGGACTAATATTATATGTCAGTGAAGGAACTCTGTATAAAGACACACAGTGGAAATTGACCACTGACGATCCAATCGTATTGGGTACATCGGCATTGGTGTTTGAGCGTGTGACTTCTGGCACAATAACCAGTGTCAGTGGAGGCAATGGCATCAGCGTCACAGGCGTAGGAGATGTAACTGTTGCAATAAATTCTGTGGTGGCCACAGTCACAGGCACAGAAACTTTAACCAACAAAACTCTAACTAGCCCAGTAATTGGCAGTATTGTCAACACTGGGGTATTGACTTTGCCCACCAGCACTGATACATTGGTAGGTCGTGCCACCACTGATACCCTGACCAACAAGACTTTGACAAGTCCCGTAATCAGCGCCATTGTTAATTCGGGTACGCTGACCCTGCCAACAACTACAGATACACTAGTCGGTCGTGCTACAACTGATACCCTGACCAACAAAACATTAACTAGTCCGACGATCAGTACAATTACAAACTCCGGTACGCTGACCTTGCCCACCAGCAGTGATACATTGATAGGCCGTGCCACCGCTGATACTTTAACCAACAAAACATTAACCAGCCCTGTTTTGTTGACATCGGCAACCACGTCCAGTGCATCATTTGATTTACTCAACACCACTGCCACCACAGTCAATGCATTTGGTGCAGCCACAGCATTAACTTTAAGCGCAGGCACTGGCACAACAACGATTAATAATAATTTAACAGTATCTGGTAATTTAACAGTCAGCGGAACTACCACAACAATCAACAGTACTACATATGTGGTAAGGGACCCTGTGGTAGTACTGGGCGGCACAGCAGCCTCGGATGATAACAAAGACCGTGGCATACAGTTTAACTGGCATGACGGAGTAGCAACCAAGACTGGTTTTTTTGGATTTGATGACAGTACTGGCTACTTGACTTTTATTCCTGATGCAACAAACACCAGCGAAGTGTTCAGCGGAACATTGGGTACTATAGATGCCAACGGCTATCAAATAAACTCAATCGGTAATTTAAGTGCTGGATCAGCGCAGGGCACAGGCACAGTCACAGTAGACAGTTGGGCAATTGGCACATATCGTAGCGCCAAATATGAATATCAGATCACTCAGGGCTCTAGCTATCAAGTGGGAGAACTTAGGTTATATCACGATGGTACCACTGCGACGATAAATGAATATGCAACCATGGGAAGTTTAGGAACGTTTTCTGTTACTATCACTGCTGGCAATGCAGTTTTAAGTTGTGTAGTGTCAAATTCTTCGACGATAAAATTTATTAAAAGATTGATAGTAATATAATGTTAGGAAAAACTTACAAAGACTATGCAGGTGAAAGCATAGCAACCAGCATCATTTTTAGAAATGGCACAAGAGAACAAGAATCTGTTTTTTACAAAATGGATTACGAGCCCAACTCTTGCCCCAACGCCATAGTCTGCGGCAATGGTAGGACCAGAGAAAAGTTCTTTAAGATGCTGGAACTGGTGGATGCTGCCGGTGGTTATCTAAGAAAAAATAAACCTGAGGTCTACGCCTGTAATGCGGCCTACACTGAAACAACCAAGCCACACAATGTAATAATTGGAAATCCATTGATGGCAGACGAGTTCTATAAAACCAGCTCAAATTATCCAAATGCTGTATATTTGCCCTGGGCGCAGTGGGTAAAATATAAAGACAGCACCCCCGCCCCTAGACTAATACCAAATCACTACACAGGCGGCAGCACCGGTAAGTCTGCATTGTACTTGGCCGCTTGGCATGGACACACTACCATTTATATGTTGGGGTTCGATTTACAGCCAGAAGAAGGTCGCAATAATAATATCTATGCAGGAAAACATCCACTATATAGTGGTATGGATGATCACGTCAGTGATGCAGTATGGATTGCAGATTGTTTGCAAGTATTCCGTGCTTATCCCGATGTAAAATTTGTTAGAATTGTCCCCACCGTTTGGGATGAGGATGAGAAAAAATCAATAGTTATAAATTTCAATTGCCCAGACGAATGGGCAGATTGTGATAACTTTAGGCAACTAGACGTAGAAACATTTAAACAGGAGATAGATTTTGGACCAGTCAAAGATCACACGAGGAAACAGTTACGATACCGATCAGCTGGCCCGAGAGTTTCTTGATTTATTAGATGAATCAATGTGGGAAGACCAGCTCTTGGATGTGCTGGATGTGGGCTGTGGGGATGGTATACAAGCCGAGTGGTGGGCATCACGTAGGCCACCAGACGATGAAGATCGTTATGATATAAAACCTTCGGTGGAATGTCACGGCGTTGATTTGTTTCCTCCGTCTTCGGACCTAGTCAACAAGTTTTATTACAAGCAAGAAGACTACCACAATTTATCTTTTAAAGATTCACAATTTGACATTGTATGGAGTCATTTTAGTCTAGAATACAGTGCTACTCCATTCAAAGCCTTGGCAGAATGGCGCAGAGTATCCAAGCCCGACGGACACTTATACCTAACTGTTCCAGGAAGTTTTAAGAAAAAGTTTGGCAGAATACACACCGGGATCAAACCAGGACAGCAGAGTTGGTTTACTGTGCCCATACTGATGTACATGCTGGCCTACACCGGATGGTTGCCCAAGCATAGTTTCTTTGAGCAAGACTTTAAAACCGGGGTCATACGGGGATTAATTGCGGCCAATCCCGAACAATCCACGGCCGTAGACCCAGTCACTACAAATTTATATGAAATGGCTGAAAAAGGTCTGTTCGACCAGTGGTGTAATGCAATGATCAATGACACTGGCACATTTGACGAGTCCAGACTAGTGACAACTTGGGTCACAGGAAAACAACTGGATTACCGATCACTTTAATATGTAGATTCAAATAAATATTGTTTGGAGCTAAAATAAATGAGTTATACACTAAACAAAACCGACGGATCTGTACTGCTGACGTTAGCAGATACCACAGCCAATACAACATATGGTGTGTCATTTTTTGGCGCCAATTATGAAGCATGGGGAGAAAGATTCAATGAAAACTTCATTGCTCTCCTAGAGAATTTTGCAAACAACACTGCACCCAGTACCACTTCAGTCAAAGGACAGATATGGTATGACACCAGCATCGACGGATTAAAAGCCTACGACGGCTCCGCATACATTCAATTGGCCGGTTTTGTAAAAAGTTCAACCAGTCCCACAGGTCAGCTGGGCAGACTTTGGCTAGACAGCGACGACGACAGAATGTACGTCTACAACGGCAGCGCATTTAAATCCATCACCCCGGGAACCATTGCATTGACCGGTGATGTCACCGGCAGTGGCACAATGAATGCCACCACTGGAAATTATAGCATTGCAGTGACATCTGTGTCAGCTGCAACCAATAGTTTTACTACAGTAGCAGTGTCCGGCCAAAGCAACGTCGTTGCAGATTCAGGTAGTGATACTCTTACCTTGGTGGCTGGCACAGGTACTACACTTACCACCGATGCCACCACAGATACTATTACATTTGCAGTAGACACATCGGCGGTGGTGACAAATTCAAATACGTTGACTATCTCGGGCACTAAAACATTTTCTGGTACATTAAAGGCCACCGGTAGTATTGAATTAGGCGGTGCAACCAAGGCAATCTATGCAGATTTATCGCCCAGCGCCAATGCTGGTATTAGATACAGTAGCCCGCAGTGGGAATTATCACACGATGGCAGCACATGGGCAAGGATTGCCACGGGCTCGGTGCCTCCAGTCAATGCACAATATATTACACTGGCCAACGACAGTACATTATCAAATGAGCGAGTATTAACTGCTGGCACCGGAATTAGTTTAACCGACGCAGGGGCAGGGTCCACAGTTACATTGGCCAACACAGGCGTTACTGCCTTAACAACCAGCAGTGGACTAAGCGCCAACACCAGCGCAACAGGCGCAGTTTCTATTACCAACACGGGCGTTACAAGTTTTAATAGTAGTACCGGCGCAATCACAAATTATGCATTTGGTACTATTGCAGTTTCGGGACAAACTGACGTTGTTGCAGACACGGGTAGTGATACGCTTACTTTAGTTGCCGGCAACAATGTTACATTGACTACCAATGCCACCACTGATACTGTTACCATTGCCGCAGGTAGTGCAATAACATATGGCATTAGTTCAGAAACAAACGGAGCAGGTGCCGCATTACGTTTAACAGGCAGCAACTCTAGCACAGACAACGTAGTGTTTGCCAGCGGCGCAGGTATTACAATTACTAGAACTGATGTCGATACAATTACTATTGCTACTAGTGGTAGCAGTGGTTTAACTTCTGCTTATACTACAATAAGCGACGGTGCAAATAATGCAACGGCAACTGCCAGTGATACAATTAAGTTTAGAGGTGACACTGGTGTCACTGTAACTGTGGGTAGCAATGATGCAACTCACGGTGATAACCTTTTAATTGGTGTACAAGATGGTAGCACAAGTCAAAAAGGTTTAATTCAATTATCTGACAATTCTAGTAGTACTAGTACATCCCTAGCCGCAACTGCGAACTTGGCTAATACCAAATTATCTAAGAGTGGTGGTACAGTAACCGGTGCAGTAACAATCAGCGACGGCACTGCGAGCACAACCACTACCACTGGTGCATTAATTGTAACTGGTGGTGTCGGGGTCGGCGGCAATGCGTATGTAGGCGGCAACCTAGTGTTAACTGGCAACCTTACAGTCAACGGTACAACCACTACGGTCAATTCGACTACCACTACAGTTGACGACCCTGTGTTTACCATTGGCGGAGATACTTCTCCCGGTAGCGATGATAACAAAGACCGTGGCATTGAATTTAAATATCATAATGGCACAGCAGCTAAAGTAGGGTATTTTGGCTACGATGATAGCACTGGGCGATTTACGTTTATTCCAGATGCAACAAATACCAGTGAAGTATTCAGCGGCTCAGTCGGCGACGCAGAATTTAACACAGTCTATGCCAAGGCAACGTCTGCACAATATGCTGACTTGGCAGAACGTTATGAAGCAGATGCCTTTTATGAGCCAGGTACTGTATTAGTAGTAGGCGGAGAAAAAGAAGTTACAATATGTAGTTCAATTAATGACATTAGACTTGCTGGGGTTGTATCTACTAAACCCGCATACTTAATGAATAATAGTGTTGGTAGTGATGTTACGCATCCGGCAATTGCACTAAAAGGCAGAGTACCAGTAAAAGTATTTGGCGCAATTCAAAAGGGCGACTTATTAACAACCAGCGCCTATGCAGGACATGCCGAACTTGCATCATCTGATACATCTTCATTGGCCATTATTGGCATTGCGCTGGGTACTAACTTAGGTGGCGCAGGCGTTATTGAAGTGATGATCAAGTAATATTATCAAGAATCTTAGATAATCGATCAACTGTATCTTCTTCTTTAAGACTAGAATAAACACCGGGGTGCATAGGCCTTGGAAATTTCTCTATTGGCACCCAACAATATCCGCAATGTTCTTCGTTTAGTGTAGGAATAAATTCTTTGTCTACAATATACACGTATGTATAAAATGCAAAATTACCGTCATCGCTGACGTAATGGTCCAGCGGTATAGGATTTAATTTAAACTTTATACTAATTTCTTCTACAGCTTCACGTTCTAAAGTTTGAATAGGAGTTTCGTCGAGTTCCTTTTTTCCTCCGACAATGCCCCAATGATATCCCCAACGCTGATTACCTTGTCGTAGTAGAAACAGAAATCGTCGAGTGGATTTTGAATAAACAAATGCACCGTGGCTGATTATGTTACTATTCGCCATTGGCCATCCTCGTACAGCCCTTCCCAGCTTCGAACCCAGTCTACACCGTTCCATTTAAATTGTTGTCCGGTGCTGGCGTTTGTCACATAGTTTAATGCAGTAGTGCCAGCCGCCCTAAAACTTACTACCCACTTTGTGCCGTTATACTGAATGATATCATATTTGTATGCCACAAGGTCCTGACTTCCAGCACCTTTCCAAGCATCAGCACCATCGGTATTCATTAAGTCACCGATGTCCTCTAATAGCATATACCGTTGTCCAGTGGCTTTTACTGGTAACCCGTGCCCAGGTCCCTTCTTTAAAGGGTTTACAAAATTATTAACGGCCGCCAACGTATTACTAGGTATAGTATCTGTGTCGACAGTGTATACTAATAAACTAGTATCGGTTAGATCTCTTGCAATGGTTAGAACAACTTCATCAGGAGTTAATCCTTGTTTTAAAAATATTCTTGATAGTCCATCGTGAATAGTACCAAAGCCAGCATTCAATATCCCCCAACTAATCGGATCACCAGGTCGAGCAACAACATTTCCTTCTATACCTTGGTCATACGCACCAACTTCTTTAGATAGTAATTGTATCTTACCACCTATTACTAGAATATCATAATTTTGAGATACTGTACCACTGCGTTTTTTGTAAACTATTTTTTCTGTTAACTCATTGCTGAGCTTATTATCTTCTGTTCTTGACGGAGTATTTTCTACTGTTAGCGGAGACATCAACGACGTTTCGCTGGCAATGTCAGCAAGAGTAGAGCCGCCATTAGAATCTGCTAAGTTAAAGTCTGCGTCAGTAAATCCTGCTTCGATTAAATCAGTTCTGAGTGAGCCGCCAGCATCAAACAATTGGGTAACTACATTGGTAATAACACCTAGTTTCTTAACCTTAGCTGGAGTGCTTAACCATATAGGCATTTCAAATGTTAACGTGGCAACATCTATGGTATCCTCTGGGCCTACCGGTACGCTTCTACTGCTCCACATTACTTCTTCTAAGTTGATATAACTTAATGAACCCCAGTCTAAATAATTATCAGTGCTTTGGATTTCAAAGCTAGGGTTAAACAGTACTAGGATCTGTTCTAATAACTGCATCTTTTGATCAGCGTTTGAACAGTAAATGTCAGCTTTAACAGTAAGATCGTATGGAGCCGGCATCAAGCGTTCAACTGTAAAGCGGTCTCCAGGTTGATCGGTATAATTGCCGTCAACATCTTTTTTACGCATCTGCACACTGACATTTTTAACAAAGTTAGGTTCTTGCATACGTTCACGACTATACTTCAATGCAGTGATATAACAAGCAATCTGCGGAACAGTGATTAATGTATTACTACTATTGTTGCGAAGAATAGCGGCAGCTTGTCTAGTAGGGTCTCCATAGGTAGCGGGCACAACACGAAACACTTCGTCTCCTGCATCGTCCCTGCCAAACTTAACAGGGAAGCCACTCATGACACGAATAAACTGAGCAAGGAATCTGCGAATTTGACCGCTGTAAAAATATTGACTCATAGTTTAATCTGCCTGTGGTTTCAAAAGATCATTTAAGTTCTGTCGTTGT